ACCACCACAGCCTCCACCACCAGAACCACCACTAGCACCATTAATAAGAGGTGCACTACCACTAGTACCACCTCTTCCACCACCAGCAGAAGTTACTGTAGTAATTCCTGAACCTGAAATTGATGAGTCTGAACCGCTTGTACCAATTCCGCCTGTTCCTCCATCTCCTACTGTTACTGTAATTGTTGTTCCACGGTTTACTGCTTGAGTGGATGTTCTATAACCTCCACCACCACCTCCTCCACCATTATCTGCACCTCCACCTCCTCCTCCAGCTATTACTAAAAAATCTATATTATATTGACTTGAAAGTGCAGTTGTTCCTTCATTGGCTGCAGATACTGGAATCCAACCTCTAGTTGTTCCAGTATATAAAATAGTAACTCCTTCTCCACCATTAACTATTCTAGTATTTTCAGTTGTTCCATCAATTTTTAATCCATTAGGATTTAATACAATATTATTTGTTGCTGCTGTTTCATTAAAATCTACAAAAGCTACTTGATCTCCTATTGAAGGAGCTGCTGGTAAAGTTGCAGTTATTGCAGCTGTGGTTGTATTTACCATATAACCTACACCTACTGATGCTGTAAAATTTGTTGTTTGAACTGTTGGGTTCCAAGTTAATCCGAATCCTGAAGATGAAGCACCTGATGCTAAAGAAATTGTTTGTCCAGTTGAACCTATAGTAATAGTTGTACTATTCGTCTGTGTAATTAAATTAGACGTATTATTATTTAAAACTGAATCTACTTGTAAAATTCCGCCCATATTTATACTACTACTAAACTTCCTGTTACTGTTTGTGTTCCTGTTATACTAACAGGTCCTGCTAATACTCCAGATTCAATTGTTTGATCTTGAGTAATTGTTGTTGCATGTGTATTTACAAATGCTTGTGCAAGCATTGAAGGTGATGGTGTATATTCTGCTGGTAAAGAACAAAATATATCTTTAATCCCTGTATTAAAACTTACTAATGAACTAGCGTTAGAGCTAGATATAACTGAATCTCTAGTAAAGGTAGTAGCGTTCGTTAACGAGCCAATACCCACTTCCCACTGATTGCCTAAAGCAATTGAATAGTAAGTTGAGTTACCTGCTCCGATGCCAGAAGAAAAACTTTGAAAGCCTAACTGTGCCCCGCTTAAAGTAACAGTGCCTGTTCCGACTGTTGAAGTAGTTTCTTTGACTCTGTCGTTAATAACGAACGCCATAAAGCTACCTCTATGCTATTCTTAATATTGCATTCGCTGATGTAAAAGCTGGAAATATAATTGTAAATGTTCCAGCTGTTGCTGTTTTATCACCGCCAAAATCTAGAACGCAAACTGCTTTATTAGTTTCGCTTGTATTGTAAATCAAAGCTCCTCTTGCAGTTAAAGTAACACCAGTAAATGATAAGTCTGCAAAATCTACGATTGCAACACTTGTATCAAGTGATGTTTGTTGTCCAGTTAGTGTTCCACCTCCAGCTGTATATTGACCAGTGTTTGCTACTTCGTTAGTTGAAGTATAAACAGTTGTCGAAGCTGATAAGTTTGCTGCTGATGTGTAAAGTGATAATTTAAATACATCTCCGCCTGTTTCGAAATCATGAATTCCTTCAAGAATTTCTTGCTTGAATGAATTGCAGACTGCTTGTGCTATTGCCATATATTGTCTCCTTTAGTTATGGTGATGGTGAATTAAGTTTTATTCTTAATGTACCATCATTAAATTCGTCTCTGCGTCTTCTTCCTGTTTGTTCTAACGCAAATCCTTGTAATGCTGTATTATACTTGTCCTGATACAAATTGTACATATCCATAGGTCCTTTTAAGAATGCAAAGGCTTCTACTAAACACGCATATAATAATAATTCTGGGGCATTAATACTTATATAAGTTTCTGTATTTGTAGAACTTAAACCATCTGGTGTATAAATATAATCTAAAGTTACTGCAAAACCGCTACTTGGTGTTGGAGCAACTTCAATAGCATTTTCTCTAAAAGTTGCATAATATTTAGGAAAGCCAGTTGCACCTGTTGAATTATATTCAGTAATAAATGTGTCATCTCTAGGTTCTAATGCTACTAGTACTCCGGAACTATTTGTAGCAACCACGGATCTTACAATTAAAGCAACTCGTGTTGTTTGTGATCCTGATGATTGATTTGTGCTTGGTAAAAGTAGGTATTTATTATTAGCAGTAAAACTAGAAGTCGCGTACTCGCGCGCGTAATCTGCATCTGCTTCTCTAAATATTTTTAATTCAGCATCTCTAATAAAGCCGTTAACAATAGTAGATGTTAAAACTTCAGCACCTACCTCTGTATAATCTCTAATTTTTGTTACTAGTTCTGAATATGTCATGTTATGCTGATAGTTACATTTCCAACAGCTGTATAAGCTGATCTTTTATAATTAATAATATCTCCACTTTGTTCTGGTTCCATACTAAATTTATTTGGACCATTTGCAGTTGTTTCAAATTGACCTGGCCAATAATATAAATCTAACTGCACTAAACAACCACCTCCTGGTCTAACATCTGCTCTTGGACGTTTAAGTCCTTGTGGATCAGCTGGATGATAAGGTGGATCTAATTGTGGATGTTTTGGTTCATACTCACTTATGTGAACAATAGAACCATTCCACTCTTTAACCATTTCAAGATAAGGAAATTGCATTCCTGATCTATCTGAAATCGCTAGTGATCTTTTTCCTCTTGCAAAAGCCATTAGTATCTATCTCCAAAATAAGTAAATGGTGAAATATATAAAGATGTTCTTTGACCATCTTCTTGTAAAGCTCTTTCTAATTCATCTTCGTATAATAGCTTTAAAGCTTGTATTCTATCAGGTGCATATTTTTGTGATAAATAAAAAGCAAGTCCAGAAACCATACACGGTAAAAATCTATAAGGTAAATCTGCTTGATTAGTGTAAGAACCAGCATCTTGAATTCTTTGAATGTAGTAATATTTTAAATAAGTATAAGTTGTACAATCTGGTGCAAGATATAAACTAATTTCTGGTGTTATTTGTCTATTTACATAGTATTGTGAAGGCTGTCCTGTTTGACCTTTATTAGGTAATGCTGCGTATGCAGATCTATCAATTTTGTTTAATGATATATCATTAGTGCTTGAAGTTATGCTTTCCGTTGTTGAAACATAAGCTGCTAATACATCACTACAGTCAGAAGGTGTAGTATATGTAATTGTTCCAGCTGTCATTAACTGGTTTTTTAATTCTACTTTCCAAAGATGAATACCTCTATTTCCCCATTCAGAAAATAATAAATTTAAACTTCTTCTAGATGATTTTAAATCGTAACCTTTTGTATTACGAATGCCACATCTTTCAAAAGATTCTTCAATGACATCATCGATGTCTAAATTAAATGATGTTGTTCCAGATGTAGCCATAAGTCATAACCTTACTTTTTCTTTTTAGCCGGTTTTTTAGATCCGTTAATTTTTCCAGTAAGTTTATAAGGCTTATGTGCACCGCCCATTGGTTGTTTTGTTGCTACGCTCATTATCTAATCCTTGATTTTTGTTTATTAACTTGAATTGATTTTTGACCAAATGGTTCAAAAACAGATCCGCCAGTTGACATGTTAGGTATTTCAGTTGGTTTTACATCTTCTCCTACTGGTTTACCTTTAACAGTTGGTTTTACTTCTAACATTTCAGCTTCTCTTCTAGGCTTATTACCTAAAACTTTTTTTGCTGCTTTTGCTACTGCTTTACCAATACCGATCATAATTAATCTCCTGTGTTAATCATACCACCATAGTACTTCTTAGTAAATGTCTTAACAAAAGTAGGCTTTGGGCCAGTATTACCAGCTGCTCTTTTTCTTGTGACTGCTGATTTTCTTTGACCTTCTGACATAGATCTTGCTTTAGCTAATGGTACACATTTTGGATATCCTTTTCTTTTTTCACCTTTAGATCTGCCGCATGGAGCAAAAGAGCCATCCTTACGTTTAGCTCCTATATCTACCCACTTCTCTGCAACCCATTTTCGTAAACTCATTTTAAGACTTTTTAGTAACTTTTCTTCTTTCGTCCATTATGTCTCCACAACCTTTAGCAATTCCACCTTGATCATAATTTGATACTGCTTTTCTTTGTTGAGATTTGTTTTTACCACCTGGTTTTATTTTTCCAGAACAAACTGCTGATGCATACATATTAGCATATGCACTTGGATATACTTTAAATTTTCTTTTAGCAGCAGCTTTTCCTTTTGGACAAAGTTTAGCCATTACTTTTTCTTCTTTCTTTTTGATGCCATCATGGCTCTTGAAGGTTTAGCACCTCTTAGTTTGCCATAAATTTGTTGTGGTATTTGTGATCTTCCTATTGCCATATTACTTCATTGGTGAATAGATGATTTTACCATCTACCTTATCAGCCTTCAAGTATTGCCTTCTATTAGCACCATAAGCATAACTACAATGTACCCATCCACTATTAGGCTCATTTTCATTCCAAAACTCAAGTATACATTGATCATAACCTAAGTTTTTAACTATAAAATCTGCTAAATCTTTATTCGCAACACCAAAGATCTCAAAATCTGCGGCTTGACCTTTCGTGT